AAATATACACTATTTTCCTGCGAATTGATCACGCAATTTCTTCGGCACGATCGCTGCGCTGACAGCGTATAACTGATGGTTGCAGTTGTACCCACCCCTGTTGATGCGGAAGTTGGCAGCGTTCGTTCCGGGTATCATGCCCTGCGGAAGTCCTGTCTTATCATAGATCGGGACACGCTCACCGCAGACATAGCCATCCACGATCTCCTGCAACTGACTGCGATGGATGAATGGCATACAGCCCTTCTTCGCTTCGATCAGCGCATCGCAGATCGGTCGTGATGTGTCTTTGAGTGATCCACTATACTGATACCACTCCAGACCGAGATCGTCAGTCAGGACTGCTGAGTAGTTGGCAGAATACTGATTGAGCGAATCAGTCACGATCTGCTTGGTGTACTTGGCTAACTTACCTTCCCCTGCATCTGTGTCGAGGATGTATTCACGCACCTGCTCGATGAACTCTGCACGGCTTCCTCCGGTGGTCACGTTCTTGACAAGGATGTCACGCACCGGGTCCACGAAGTTGACACCGATAGCATCTTGTCCGAGCTGATCGATTACTGACTCCCGTGCAAGGCTACTTATCTGCTCCATCACCGAAGGCACTGTGAACTTGCCTACCGTAGTAGTGAAGTATTGGTTTTGCAACTTAGTGATCTCGTTGTAGTCTTCCAGCAGAAGATCGAGATCGTCCTGATATCGCTTGTCGAAGATGACTCTGTTAAGTTCGTCCTTGATCTTGCTGATGATCTTGATGTTCTTTGTCGTTGGCTTGATCTTGCCATCCGCATCTGTGTCGAGGTCAGCAGTCAGGTTCAGCACCACATCATAGGACTGACGCTGGAGTTCAGGCATACGCTCGCCCCATTGAGACACTCGCATCTCAATGACCTCTGTCAGTTGCTCAATGATCTCTGCTTGCGTTGGCATCAGACAGTTGTACTCACATTGATGTTATCACTTGCGATATCTGCTATTGGTTTAGGATTACCGATGATGTTGCTTGCTTGCTCGTTAGTGAATCCATATATCTCCACCAACAACGCAATCGCTGCATCACGATCGGTTATGCCAGTAGATACTGATCTCTGAATCTCCAAGATACCTTGCACACCACCGACAGTACCCTTGAGTGATGCTTGGGCTTCAAGTCTCTTCTGATCAATCTGAGGTGATGTCTCAGAGTCTGGTTGAACAGCAACACCACCGACAGGAGTGCGTGGCTTGTTCAAGTCCTCTGCGTATTGATTCATGACTTTCATTTGCTCGTTATAAGACAGACTTGCGAAGTCATCGTATTCATCGAGCGCGCGTGTGACGAACTGATTGATGTTGCTATGAATGACAAGATCATTCTGTCTAACTGCATTGAATGTACGTTGAAGACTGATGTTCTCCTCCGGCACTCCTGCGAATGGATCGAGTCGCAACTTTAACACCACCATATCCTTGACATCACTGTCGTTAAACTTCTTACCTGCAAGTTCTATCTGCGCTGCGTTGATGATGGCAGGATCGACCTTCGCCTGTACCATGCTTGTCAACTCGTCAACAAGCACCTTGCCACTGAGCATATCATAACGCTCCGGCACTGGTATGTATGGCAATAACTCTCTGATGTCATTGGTCACACCTGAGTATCTCCATGCACAGATGTCATAGATAACCTCGTCCATGATCCGCACGATGTCCTCTGCGATACTATGCACGAATGAGTATAACTCCTCACGATCTACCTGCTTGGCAACACCTGACTGAGAAAGTGGAGTCTCGGCAAGGAACTCCATGTTGATCGCACTCAGCGCATCGTAGATATGCTGACGAATGCGCTCTTCCTGCAACTTGGCAATGTCTGTCTGCTTCTGCACATAGCCAATCGGAGGTGTAGGTATCGCTGGCTCTCCGGCTCTGGGTGCTGCGAGAATCAGATGCTCAAATGGATTCAACGGCATCAATCCTTTGCCTGAACAACTCGGACACTTCACTGGTGCTGAGTTCTCCTTCGGTATCTCGCCAAGTCCCTTGCATCGTCCGCACTGCTGCGGTTGCATCGCCCACATCGTTGAATGGATGTGCTGAACGATCTCGGCTTGCAGATCGCTATACTCACGGAGTGCCTCGTTCATCTTAGGCACGATACCACTGATGCGAGACTCATACAAAGCACGATGCTCGTAGTTCTCAAGCACCATCCCATATGTATGTCTGCATGGTATGTATCCAAGTGGATTGACTGCCTGAAACACCTCACGCACTTGGTACTCTTTGACCTCAAATATCTGAATCACATCTGGCTGAATCATCCAATATTTATCCTGATCATGCTCCTTCAGAAGATAGAACATACCCTCCTTGTAATCGAGTACATCCGGTGCATTGAAGATCATCGGATACGGCTCAAAGTATTCGTTATCTGGTATTTCCCATCGTGTCGGCAGAGTGAGGATCACAGCGTTCGCATCAATGAGATACTGCTTCATGCACACCGAGAACATCCAGTTGGTTATGCTCCCATTGCGAGGGAACTTATACATGAGATATTTCTCAGGTGACTCGTCCTCGCTGATGCGTGGAGGAAGATCACCAGAGAACTGAATCATCCAATCCTGACTCTTGCGAATCTTCATCAGTGAGTTCTGAATCTTCGTGAACACAGGCTTGGTGATCGGCACGAATATCTTCTTGCGATAGTTCTTGATGTCTTCACTCTCAGCAGGTCTGCGCTGATCAATAAGATCGTGAGGATACTCACCATCTGCGTGTACTTCAAGTTCCTCGTATAACTCATACGCATCATCATAGTCTTCGTGCCTGTGCTTCTGCATCAGGTATGGTTCAAGGAAGGAAGGAGATACTATCGGCATTGTCTATATTACTGTACGTTCAGGTAAATGATTCATCTTATGTGTTACCTTGAGGGTCGGCATTTTCATTTTGTACGATGCGTTCTTAGCGAACTCATCATAGATCAGTTGTTGTTGCTTGGGTATCATCTTACCACCCACACTAAAGGCAAGATACTTGCGCTTGATCTCTATCGCTGGCATCGGTCGCTTCATAGCAGGTTGCCAGTAGGTAGGCTGATACGGCAGTGCATGAGGCTTGTGATCTGCTTCGATCAGCGCAAGGTTGAAGAACGGTTCATCGGGCTTATCACCTGCGAAGCTCCGTGTCGTGAGCTTGCCCTCATCGTAGTGCTTCCGTGCTGATACAAAGATACGATCAGAGAGAGGGCATCGCTTCCAGTATATCCACTCACTGCTTAGATCGAACCACTGCTTGACATCACCGTAGGACTGCTTGAGCATATCAGTATTCACCCACTCGGAGATGCCCTTGTCCGGGTCATTACTCCCACGATTAGCCATTGTCCATCTCACGTTCCTCATGCTCTCCCAGAACGAAGGCATATCAGCGAGCTGACTGAAGATCATATCCGCATCCACGAACAGCGTCTCGTCGAATGGTGTGAGATCGTTCAGGTAGAACTTGCACACCAACGGTAGCTTCTTATCTCCCCTGCACCATTGCGATTCCTCTGGTGTGATGATGTGATCGAAGACCATGCGCTGTGCCTGACTGAGATGAGCGATACCTGCATCATCAGCGATCACCGCCACTGGCAAGGTAGGATCATTCGCTTTGATCGAGAGAGCAAGGTTGTAAGCATAGCGTCCGTAGAGCGGATGCTTGAGTGCGATGGTGACGATTCCTCTTAGCATGACTTGTTGTATAGTGTTGGCTCAGTCACCATCTGCAAGGTGACACGACTCTGTGCAAGATTGTACTTTCCATTCTCACCCCATTCCGGCTCATAGTCTTCAGCAAGACAGAAGAAGTCAACATTGTCAATCGTCAACGTATCGCAGAGCATCTGCAATCTGATGATGTCGTGTGTGGCTTCATCGACATAGTCGAACCACGCTTGTCTCTGTTTGCTTGACTGTGCATATGAGCGTGTTCTGTTTCCATTGCTATATAAGTATTCATTCACGACAGCAGGATAGACAGGATTGAATTGCAGAATCCTTAGTCGTTGTCCGAGTGTGAACACTGTTGATGTGCTTGGATCAGAGAAGAAGAAGCCGAAAGCATAGCCATCATTACTACCTTCCACCCATCGAGAGCAATCCCACCCAAGCACATTGTAGTTGATGAAGTTCGTGCTTGTGTATTGTCCAAGCACCTCCCCACAACAATCTTGTATCTGCACCTTGTAGCACCCTGATGTCAGTGATATATCATCCTCATCACTTGGATCACGTAATTGGTTGAGATTAAAACACCAGATGATTCTGTCTTGGTAGAAAGTAACTGGATGCGTCAGATCGGTAGAGTCATACCACTTAGTGAGTGCATTATCTTCTAAATCTAAAATGCGAAATTGT